CAAGATTTTCTCGAACTCTTTTTTCTTAAGTTCAGCCATCTTCTTGGCGTCGTGGTCGAAGCAAGCCTTGTACAGTTCCATTACGAGTTTTTTTTGTCTCATAGTCTTGCCCCTCCTTGTAAATTATTTATTAGCTGTTTAAAACTTTCGCTACAGAATTCATCACACTGGCGATACGACCAATATCACGAAGCTGATCTACACTATAACCTTCTGCTTTCAATGTGTCAAAATGTGCTTTCACACAGAAATGGCACTTGCCGACAATGCTGGCTGCTAGACTGTACGCTTCAAATCTGGCTTTAGTGGTACCACCGTGGCTGGCAATAGCATTCATACGAAGTTGTGGAGGAATGCCTTCGAGGGCACCGCCTACCATTTCAACATATGGATACCATACATTGTTCTGCGCCATAATAGATGCTGCTGTTAAAGCTGCATCTCTTTCTTTGAGATCTTCGATACCGCTAGAAACGAAAGTTACTAATTTTCCATTTCCTGTGGCCATCGCTGCTGCCAATGCGCATCCTTGAGCTTCTGTTGCATCTAAGGTGCTGCGATTTATAACCGCATCGAGATTTAATCTCGTGTCTTTCGAATACTCTGGAAGTGCTTCTTTAATTTGATCTACCCAACTCATAGTTTATCTCCCTGTGTGTTACAAGACGGACAATGCCATCTCTTTAAATACTCAAACTGTTCTTGAAAACTCATTTTGTCTGCTCCGCTATTTTTTTATATCCTTTGTATGTAGGGTGTACACCGTCTGCGCTTATTTCATGATTTCGAGAATCAATTACGATATCGTTATACTTCTCAGCGACTTTCTGTACATTTTTTCTTTTGACGTCTTTGATAGCAGGTAGAATCCAATAGACTCTATCTGCTTTCACTAACTGCCTTAAAGTAAGCAGTTCCTCATAGGTGTTGATACTTTTGTAGTCGTTTGATCCTAGGCTAATAATCACAGTCTTTGCTACTTTGTGTATAGATTCTGTGTACAAGACATGTCTATTCACATAGTCGTAACTGTTGATGCCACTTCTAGCATAGGTCACACATTCCTTACGGATTTGTCCGACACCAACTGCAAGGCTATCGCCTAAGATCAAACATTCTATCATATTAAACCTTTAAGGTTTCGCCGCCAACTGTGCGATTACAGGCACAGAGCTCACCAGTCTGCAACGCATCTAATACACGAAGTGTTTCTTCTGGGCTGCGACCAACATTCAAGTTGTTGACAGTAACGTGCTGGATTTCGTTATTGGGATCAACAATGAACGTAGCACGTAGAGCAGCGCCTGCTGGTGCATAGAATACACCTAGTTGATTGATTAGGCTGAGTTCACCGCGCTGTGTGTCTGCGAATTGAACGTGCTTGATGTTCTTGAGATCACTGTGAGCGTTCTGCCAAGAAATCTTGCAGAACTCATTGTCTGTGCTACCTGTTAGTAGAACAGCATCACGATCTTCAAAATCTTTAGCCAACTTGTCGTAGGCAACGATTTCTGTTGGACATACAAATGTAAAGTCCTTTGGATAGTAAACGATTACTTTCCACTTGCCTTCAAATGATTTTTCTGTAATGTCAAAGAAAGCATCTTCTGGTTGGCCTGGCTTAACTCCGGTTACCACGAATGCATCGAGTTTATGTCCGACTGTTTTCATTTAATTCTCCTTGTGTGTGTTTGAAAACTAGATTAGTGTTTATACTAATGTGTATATTATATATCCTATTAAAACGTAAAATCAATAGGTTTTTCCTAAATATTTTTTAATAATAATAATAGAAAAAATTAATTATAAAAAAAGGCGCCAATGGCGCCTTTTTATATAGTTTCTACTTAAAAAATTTATTGCGGTCTTGGATCTCTGTAAGTTTTGATAAGATCTTCAAATACTTGTCTATGTCTATCTGTTTGACTAGCCAATGTTTTGAACCATTCTTCTAAGTGCGGAAGATTTTCATTTCTTGCATCTTCGGCCATTTGACTATACATCTTCCATCCTTTATCTAATTCAACAGCAATAGCTGTATCTAATACCTGGTATAGATCCATTGACGGTTTGCCCGAATCCGGATCACCGAGACCGCCTTTAATATGTTCTTTAAGATGTCCTTGAGCAAATTTATGTTTATCTTCGGCCACTGCTTTAAATGCCGCCAACGCTTGGCTATCTTTAGCATTTTCTGCTACTTGTGCAAAGTAATGATATCTATCGTTAGATCTCGATTCTGCTGCAAATGCAGTTTTCAAATTTTCGGCTGTTTTGCTATCTCTCGGTACCGGGATAGCTAATACTGGTTCAGACATTCAAATCTCCTTGATGCTATTATCACTAAACTATTTATGCTAACAATAATAAAGGCGCTAAAAAGCGCCTTTAACTATTTTGGGTTATAAGGTATAGCTACCCCAGACGGCAGTTTTTTAGGCTGCAAGTGCGAACTGCTTGCCAGAAACGGTGTTTCCAGTGAAGCTGATCGCGCTAACGTCAAATGAATCGTCGTTTGCGATTACTTTTTGTTTGCTGATTACGTCAGTCAACTCTCGTGTTGCCGTCTCTACTATCTACCCCTGTCGAAACCATGGCAGGCCCATCATAAAAAGACTAAGAAAACTACGGCAACCACGATAAATCCAACTAGTGTACTATATCCGGTATCCATACTAATCTCCTTATGGTGGACCTGGCGGGAGTCGAACCCGCGTCCAAGAGTCCTTCGCTTTGAAGGGATTACAACAATTCTTTTATTTAATCCAACCTATTTTTTCACCTGCTTGTTTACGTCGATCGTGTTCTTCTGGAGTATTTGGATATCTCCAGGCCCACGCTGCGACTAGTGCCATAAACACTGCTGTTGAAATAATACCGATAGATTTTACCCCACCTGTCCACATTAGTATAAGGCTTAATGACATCATTGTCAACATCAAATAACGTAGTTTTTGAGGAAAAACTCTTTTTTCGCTCCAATTGGTTAAAAATGGTCCAAAAATCTTATGATTGTAAATCCAACGATGCATACGCTCACTGCCTTTCGAAAAACAGTAAGCAGAGAATACTATAAATGGACTGTAAGGTATTCCCGGAGTAATTACTCCTATATAGGCCAGTCCTAGACTAATAAATCCTAAAATATTCCAAAATAATTTTTTCATTTTATCCTGCATAAACATCCGATGAACCTGTGGCTGCGTGTCCGCAACTGGCGGTATCTCCTGCACGGCAAACAGGAATATTATGGGCGAATACTGTTCCGCTGGCACCGACCATAACAGGTCCGCTGTGAGGAGATCGGCCGTGTCCTGAAATCGCTGCTCCTTTTACAACTATAGGCGCATTATTTATGAACACTGTAGGAGCAAGATTACCAACTATGGTACCGCCTGCTTGATCTACTCCTACTCTTGAAATTCCTGGCATATTAGAAAACCGTTGGTAAAGAATTAACTTTATCTTTGTATTGATTGAATTTAGCCAACGCTTCTGCTAATTTCTCAGCAGACACATTGTTTGTCTCTTCCAATATTTTACCTTCTTCGATGAACAGTTTATACAATGATAAAAGTCCTACCCATTCCCAAGGTCCTACAAAGTGTACTCCTGTGCCCTCGGCAAGTTCTTTAATTCTCTGTTGATAAGTTTCAATAGCTGTTAATTTTGTAGCTATAGTTGTTTGTTGGGTAGCTATAGTTGTTTGTTGGGTAGCTATACTTTCAACGGCAGTTTTTATAGCGGTAGAATTTGTTGCTAGAGTTTCTAAAGCTGTAGCTATTCTATCATAATATGAAGTGTAATCTATGGCTACTGATACGCCTTCACTAACACTTTCTCCGGTTACTACCGGTCTACTGTTTGGGTTGACTAATGTAATTGCCATTTAATTACCTCATTGCTATTCCTGTAGTACCTTGCAGATATTGATCTGCAAATTGTTTGTCCGAAGCTTCTAATACGACCACAGTTGATTTATTTACTTTGATTTCTTTGTCAGGACTAACTGTAAACAGATAAGGAACCATTCCAACTCCTTGTGGGCTCATACTCAGTACCAAAGGCTTCGACAGCTTTAAAAATAAAGGACCGTCTTCTACTAACTTAGCAACCAATTCTTCACCGCTGGTAAGTTTAATAGTTACCACTTCTCCTGCTGTTACACCCTTATCAATTAACATTTTCTAACCTTTTCTTTAATTCTGTAAAGCCACCGATCAATTCGTCATTTAAAAAGATCTGTGGTACTGTTCTCGCTGTTGGCACGGCTTCTAATAATTCTTCTTTAGTATATCCGTCACCGATCTTTCGTTCTTCGAACGGAATGCCGTTCTGTTTTAATAAAGCTTTTGCCTGTTCGCAAAAAGTACAATTATATTTTGACCAAACTATCGCTTTCATTTTCTTCCTTTCAATTTGAATAAATCACAGAGCCTTTCTTATCTGTTACTCTGACCAGAATGGCACCCATATTCTTTCTATTTAACGCTGCCTGTATGGCAGCAGATTCAGTTCCGTAAGAACCTATGGTTGTCCAAGATTCATAAGGGCTTTTGTTTTTAAACTGTGCTCTGTACATAATTATAGTTCCGGCAATGATTCATAATCTATAGCATCTCCCATAACACCTATAATATAATTAGTCGATTCATTCTCTTGTAGTGCAGTTTGCTTCTTGCTGGTATCACTGTGCTTGTTGAACCAAGGAATCGGATTAGTTTTAGGCGCGGGCTGGGTATATTTTATACCAATTTCTTTCAGCGCATTGGCTGCGGTAAAATCAACGAAATCTTTAAGAATGTTAGCATTCAAGCCAATCACAGGGCCTTTCTTAAACAAGTAGTCTGCCCACTCTTTCTCTTCACGAATTACATCAGCATACAGTTGTTGTACTTCCTGTTCACATTCTTGTTTGGCTTTGGCAAATCTCGGATCTTCTTTGACTACTTGATTGATCATCCAAGCTGTCCACCCTTTGTGTAACAACTCGTCTTGTAGAATTAAACTGATAATGTTACCGTTGCCGATGAAGATTTTGTTCTCAACCATTGCAAGACTAGTAGCAAATGATACCATAAAGCGGAAGGCTTCTAGTGCGTAGCTGGCATTCAGTGCTAACCAGATTGCTTTGATATGATCTTTTTCTTGAACTGAATCAGGATCGATTTCTTTCTGGCAGTTTATTTGATGTAATAGATCGTAATACTTGCCTACACTGCTAGCCATGCCTACAATCTCAGCAGTGTCGTGTATGGTATTAAAAACTTCTTTAGGTACGTTATAGATATTTCGAATGATGTGACTGTAGCTTTTACTATGAATATTTGTTTCGTAGAATGTCCAGTTATAAACTAATGCTTCTAGTTCTGGCAGACTAATCACTGGTGTAAAAATCTGACTGGGTCCACGACCTTGCAAACTGTCCAATGCTGTTTGGCGTAGCAGATTACTAGTGAAGATATGTTTAACTGCATCGCTGGCGTCTTTAAAGTCGTTGGCATCTTTTGAAAGGCTGATCTCTTCTGGTTGCCAAAAAAAGCCACGTGCAGTAGCTTCGAAGTCTGCAATCTTTTTATATTTTACTTCTTCAAAGCGTTGGATAGTAACTGGGCCTGCCGGATCCAGAAACATCTTGCGATTGAGATAGTCTGTCTTGGTGTGTAAGTTGTATTGTTGTTTGCTCATAATTTTTACTTAGTAATTTTTCCTACGACATAGCACAATGGCTCTAACACTGCGCGATAAACTCTTCCTAGTGTGTCTCTGCGCTTGCCTTTCATTTCTAGATAGATGTCGCTGGTTCTATGACGAGCGATGTGTTCTAGTGCTGTTTTAACCCACTGATTGGTTTGGCCTGTGCCTTTAGCATAAGCAACCAATGGAAGGAACAATGTGTGATAGCCACGTTGATAAACATCAGCTTCTGGCAAGTTGGCACCGTAGCGCAACCATATGGCATTGCGATAACTTCCAAAACCATATTCTTCGTTCATCATGGTACATACAATTTTCTTTCCACCTGAGACAAACTTCATTGCCTTGCCGGCTGCATCTGTGCAAGAATCGGCTATCTTGCCACCTGTTTTGACAATACCGTTTTCAATTTGATAACCAGCATCAACGAATGTTTTTGCTGTGTTGTTTGCTGTAGTCTGCGCCAAATTGCTTACATAGGTAGTGGCTTGATTAGATGCTGATACCGCATTGTTGTAAATCTGTTTGCTGGTTTCGTAGACCGCTTTTCTTGTTTGATAAACAGCCACAGCGTCTTTGATACACCTGTTTGTGTCAATGTCAGTAGACAAGTCAACTTCGAGTCCAACAAATGCAGCCGCTTCTCCACTTATGCCTAAGCGTAAGTGTCCGTCTTTAAATTGTGATTGTGCGCCTGCTCCTAATTCAAAGTGATCTTCTCCGTAATTGGCACTTGCACCAGTAGTCTGGCTAACACCACTGAATGACACAGTACTTTCGCCTTCTACTCCTACGCAAGTTCCTATGCTCATACCACCTTCAAGTTGGTATCCGTTCATCCCAACTTCAACTACCACTTCTGCTTTGACACCAGATTCAGCATAAACACATCCGTTGGCACTTTGCCCAGCTGGCCCGGCACGCATACTAACCTCGCCACCTGCTTCGGCACGAACTGTGCAATTTACGCCTGCTGTTGTATAAACGTTATAACCGTCAAGGCCGGCACTTGCGTGTGTTTCGGCTACCGCTTCTACACTTACCCAAACACGAACATCACAACCTACATATTCATTGCCAACGCTGGCTCCTGCACTGGCTCCTACTCCTGCACTGGCACCTACATGTGCTTGAGCACCAGTATTGGTATAACTGGCTCCTGCTCCTGCTTCACTACTGGCTTTGGCTTCTGCGGTAGCTGACGCACTAAAACCTCCGGGCAAGTCTGTTTGAAGTGTTACACTTTTAACATCAAGAACTATCCATTTGGCTTCAACAAATTTTCCTTCGGCTTCTGCTAGATCGGCAGCGGCTTTGTTTTCTGCGGCCTTGGCCGAATTAGCACTGGCTTTGGCGGTTATTAGATCTTTAATAGAGCCTTCGATCACAAATGCGGCTGCTTTGGGACCGCCGGTGTTTCTGCCTGTGATACGCAGAGCTTTTCTACCAGCTGTGATAAACTTGGTAGAGTTATATTCTTTGGTTTGTCCGTTGATGTCAGCCAACTGCTGACCGTCTATCCAGGCCTGACCTGAATTATCAATTGCGCCTCTAAAGTTATAGTAGGCGTCAACTGGAAAATCAATCATCCAAGTGTTGTCAAAAGTTTCGCCTGTGCTGGGCCAAACACCA